AATAGCCCATGGTGCCGAGTGCCACGATAATTATTAGACTGGCAACCGTCTTCATTGGCATTTGGACGGCTGCAGATTCAGATATTGTGAGTGGTTTTTTAGACATTATTTTTGCCAACTAAAAAGCCATGCTACAAACTTATTCCATAAGTTTTTAATTTTATTTATAATTTTTTTAATCATTTTTCTTCTCCTCAATTTCGTAGAAAAAGTTATCAGTGTCTTCTGTTTTCCATTGACCTGTATCTTCTACGTTCCATTCAGATGTTTGGACCTTCCAGTCTGGAATATCGTCCTTCACAGTAAAAGAAGGTAAGTCCCATATACATCTATTGTTTGGCTGTGCCGCATAATTACCATCATCTAATGCAATTATGTGTGCGCACTTGTGTTCGTGCGGTACTTCTGAATGATCAGTGTCGAGTATGTTACTCTCTGGATGAGCAAAGTCAATGGTAAATAAGTATTTACCTGGGTGCCATTTTTTATCTTTGCCTATGTATTTACCAGATACACCAGTTAAGATATCCCAATTAGTAACAGCAGGATAATAACTAAAAGAATTCCAGAGCTGAAGCTCATCAAGTCTACGTTTAGGTACGTCCTCAACTTTAAATCCACGTTGAATAAAAGCTGAGATAGGTAGTCTATAAAAGATTGCACCATTTTCCATGATTGCATGAAATAACGTGCTACGACCTGTAAGAGAACTGATACCAAAGATGATACAGTCTTCAACTTCTCCATGATGTTTTTTAAGATCATATAAATATTCTCTACGAATTTGTGCGTATTCTACTGGTATGTTTGCATTTAAATAAGCCATAATTATCCATGTATTTCACCCCAGTTGTCCCCGTGTTCGTAGTCAACTTTATTTGGGACCTCTAGTGTAACAGCATTCTCCATCACTTCAATTATTTTTTTTGCATGTGATTCGTCTTCAACAGATATATCTAATTCATCATGTATTTGTATATGCGGTATGATACCTTCTTTGTATAGCTCCAACATAGCTTTCTTAGTCATGTCCGCAGCTGATCCTTGTATTAATTTGTTTAGTGCTTTGTATGTGTAGGCTCTCCTGATCCCCGGTCCATGTTCCCTGAGTGCTTCTTCGTGAGGCAGTGCTTTGTGCATACCAAACTGGTTTGGTTCCCATAAATGAAACCTGCACAGTCTGCCCAGCAGTGTCCGTATCTGTCCACGATCCTGTGCTCTGTTAGATGCTTTCTCCATCAACTGTTTTACAAATGGTACACGTGAGTGGTATGTATTAAATAAATCTGCAGCTTTGTCTTTTGTTACACCTAATTCTGCTTGTAGTTTAGCTTTACCCATACCATAAAATAATCCAAGGTTAATTGTCTTTGCTTGTGTTCTAGGTATGTCTGCCATGTCTGCAACAGTCTGGTGAAAGTCTGAACTAGAGTCATTGCTATATGCATCGACCACATCATAGACAGAGGGTAATTTATACAAAGAAGCATAATGCACTACCAGCCTAGGTTCTTGCTGAGAATAGTCAAATACACCCCATCTATGACCCTCCTCGGGTATAAATAATGATCTTATCTTAGGTCCAAGGTCTTTGTTTCTAGCTGGTATCTGCTGTAGATTCGGATTCTGGTAGGAGAACCTACCAGTTACCGTGCCACCCCCAGCGTTACGTAATTGATTTATCTCTGCATGTATTCTACCTTTGTGTTCGTAACGTAGAATAGAATCCAAGAATGTTGTGTGTGCTTTGTTAATCTCTCTTGCTTGTGCTATCATCTTAACAACAGGGTGCTCGTGTTCTTGTAAAAAGTTTTTTGTAAAAGATGGTGATGCAGTTTTTTCTGTACGTGGGTATTCTAATCTTAATATATCAAATACATTTGCTATAGATCTAGCTGCCCAGATTTGTGTATCTATATTTGTTTCACCTTTTATTTTATGTAGTAATTCTTTTTCTTGTGCTATCAATTCTTTTTTCATTGCATGAGCTCGTTCTATATCTACACGCACACCTTTGAATCTCATGTCAACCAGGCAATGAAACAGATCAGATTCTAAATCAAATATATCTTCTAGGTCCTGATTAATAATTTCTTTTTTCATCTCTTGCCAAAGACCTAACGTTACTTCAGCATCACGTTCTGCATACGCACCAACATGCATCGCAGGTAGTTTGTACATTTCTGATTTTGGATCTATGCCCCACTCTTCTGCAGCTTCTGCAAGTGCAGCTTCGTTCTTACCATAACCAAGATAGTGCCAAGATAAACTATTAAGATCGTATCTAAATCTATTCTCATCGGTCAACGCTGCAGCTATCATAGTGCAGGCTATGTCACCATTTATTTTAAATCCCATTGCCCGCAACCAACAGACATCATACATTGCATTGTGAAAAACTTTGGTGCATGGTGATTCTAAAATATCTTTTAACCAGGACATAACTCTTGATCTATCCATGTTACCACCACCTTCGTGTGCAATAGGAAAATATCCTTTGAAGTGTTTTGTAGCAACAGCAATACCAATAACCTCACCATTCTTTATAACAGAACCAGATCCTTTCTTTAACAGGTCTGGATCTTTTGTCTCCAGGTCAATGGCTATCTCATCTACATGACGTAAGTCAGGAAATTCACTAGGTTTTACCCATTCTGTTTGTGCTTCAAACTTAGGAATTTTCACTGTAGTCCCTCTCAATAATCATTTCTAAAAAATGTATGGCTTTCAATATATCTTCCTTCCCATTCTTGTCGCGATGACGAATAATATATTTTATAGCACAACCCTCAGGATATAGCAATTCATTCTCAACTACAAACTTACTTGGCTGTATTTTATATTTTTGATAATGTGATCCTCCGTGCTGCTTATCCCAAACTTTCGATGTCATAACCTTGATCCTCCTTTTTTGCTGCCATGATGTACAGATTTTGTTTCGTTCTTGTTACACCCACATACCAAACTCTGTGTTCTTCGTCTTGTTTGTCAGTGCTTTTTTCTAATGCCTCTCGTATTGTTTTTGTATTGTCTAATATTAATAATACATTATCTGCTTCACCACCTTTTGCAGAGTGTATTGTAGATAATTTTACTCTCGGGTCCTTTCTTAATTCTTCTCCATTGCTTAACATCTCTCGTATATATAAACACTCTTCATAGTCAGATGTAAACTCATCATACCATGGTATATTTTTATCATAACCAAACTCTTCAAGATTGTACATTCTTTCTTCTGTTAATTCTTCATCAGTGCTAGTGTACTCAAATATATCTTTTACCTCTGGTAGAGATAAGTCATTACCTTTCTGCCATCGTATGTAGTTTAGAATGGTTCTAAACAAGGTTACCTTGTAACTTTTTCTATCTTTGTATTCAAAATAAATACCACGTTCTTTTAAAAAAGGTTTAAGTCTATTTAGTTTGTCATTGTATCTGGCCAGCACCAACCAATTACCTTCGTCCAGTGGCACGTCTTCAAGGCTACAGACATAACTTACATCACCAACTTCTTTTCTTGCTTGCCATTGTTTTTTAATTCTTCTGTCATCTGGTATTAAATTTAATATCTTATCTGCTATGTCCTGTACCTTTAATGGAACTCTGTAAGATTGTGGCAAAATTATGTCTTTCTTTGAAAACTTTTGTTGAAATTTTTTTACATCTGCACCTGCCCAGCCATAAATTGCTTGATCATCATCGCCTGCTAATATAATATATTTTGAATTTTTCGTTATAATATCTACCATTTTCCACTGTATTGGTGATAAATCCTGGGCCTCATCAATAAATGTTATGTCAAAATTTGGACACAATTTGGACACAATAAATTTTTCTATCATGTCTGTAAAATCTACCAGTTGAAAAGATTCTTTGTAATTTTGCACCTCGTCAGAAATAATTTGTAGTAATCTTTTATCCATATCTTGTGAGTACATGTCAGTGTTATACTCTTCTTCAATAGATATATTTTTTATTCTAGCTGCATTGATTAAATTAAAATACTCACTGTCAGAATTTATAAATCCAGTGGACTCTTCACCATTAGAATAAACTGTAACTTCTATACCTAATTTTTTACCTATATCTTCGTAGTGTTCGTCCTGCATAACCTGTGCTTTTTTCATACCGAGTTGATTAAAAGCAAAAGAGTGTAGTGTCCTAAAATGTTTAAGATCTTTTCTTTCAAATGCTGTGTGATAGTCTAGCATTCTATCTATAGCTTCGTTTGCAGCTTTAGTTGTAAATGCAAAATATCCTATCTTATCTATGGGTGTACCTAGTTTTAAAAATGTTTTAACATATTTTAATAACTTAGTTGTTTTCCCTGTGCCCGGAGGCCCGAATAATTTTCTACTAATCATATTATGTCCGTCTTATGTTTTGTCTTAGTGTGGTGTATAGGTACCTCTTCAAAAGATTTTATATTTATCTGTATAATATTCTTAGTTGATGAATGGTATTTACCTGCTTCTTTTGACGGAAATCTTTTTTGTTCTAAAAATTCTATCTCACATTCTTGATACAATACCTGCATCATACGTCCTGTTTTATCTTCACTATATTTCCAATTCTTTGCCTTTAACTTGTCATAAAATTTATCAAACTTAAAGAATGCGTAGTCGTCCTCTATCAATACAGACCCAGTTTTAAATGCAGCATCACTTGTAGCTTTTGGTCCGTTTATCTTTGCATGTATTACATCATGTAGTTTTTCTTTTGGTGATGTACCAACCGGTGGCTGCACAACTTTCTGTGTCTGATACAATGCATCCATTACAGCTTGCTCTTCATCGTTCTTAATTAATGGCGGTAAAAATCCTGCAGCTTTTGATATTGAGTTACGTCTTTTACGTTGATCGTTTAAATGTTCTACATTCTTACAGTGCACTGTAGCTGTACCAATACCATCTGGTTTTGTTACATCGAATTCGTATTCTGGTTCTGGATCTAGGTCTATCTTTTTTAGATTTGTTAATACAGGATAAGAACCTTTTGATCCTGCCAATACTCCAAACTTTTTCTTAACACATATACCTTTCTTACAATTCTCACTTAATGGACTCTGTGTGCAGGTATATCCTTTGGAGCTTCTGTTCCAAGATTTTACTTTTGCATTTAAAAACTTTTGATCCCACGCATTCGCATGTACGCCAGCAAAATATTTTACCGGTGCATTCATAACTTTCTGTTGCCAGTTGTCTGGATATTTCATCTTAACCATGACATGATAGTTATACATAAATCTATCTTTGCCATCAAAGTTTTCATTCTTAGATAATTTAGATATTGCTGCTAGACATGGTGGACCCTCTGTAAACTCTTCGTCTACACCTTCCATACTTTTGTGTTCAATTTCTTCTGTAATTCCTTTCAGTCTTTCTTTTGTAACCAGGTTTGCACTGATTACTTTCATAAATTCTTGTAGTGTAAATGGTGTGCCATCTACGTTTAAAGCTTTACGTTCCTCTCCGAAGTATGGTAGATTTATAAATTGTCCTGGTCTAAGTTGACCTGTTTCACTATCTTTTGTTAACTGTGTTTGTTTTGGAAATATCTCTGTGTCTTGTTTAAGTCCAAACAAGGATAATAGATTTGTAAGAAAAGATTTTACAGTTTTAGAATCTGTAAAGTCATTTAAAAATAAAAATAAATGTAACCCACCACTTTTAGATTCTACTGGTAGTAAAGGTAATTCGTATTGTTGTATAATATCTATGTAATCTTTTTTATTAAAATCAGCATAGTCTTTTGGATCTATATCTATGACTCCAAACTTAACTTCAGAATCCTCTGTGCAAGGTTGTATACCTATTGACAGTTTACCTTCTAAGTGTTGCTGATAAATATCTTTAGTAAGTTCTTCAAAGTTCCACCTGTATACAGGTTTCTTTTTACCTGTTTCAGGATCGACTTTAGAGTCCTGGTGATTAAAGTCAGCTACACCGTAGGCATTTCTATATCCATTAAAAAATTCTATGTATTTTTCCATAACTGTTTATGTGGGCCACTCAGTCTCCCGCTTGGCCCACAGTGTGCACATATTCCCTTAGGAATTATATAATGCTAGCTTGGTCCTTTGGTTTATCTTCGCCATGTTTAGCTTTAACACTTCCTTTAGAAATGTTTTCACTAAATGCTTTAGCTTGATCGTAAAGACCTTTATCAGTTACTGGGCCAACTTTACTAACTTCCCAACCAAACCAAGTGCCTTTATCGTTTGACATTTGAGTAGTTTTTAGTTTGTAAATGTGGCTGAAAGATGCCGGTGTAAACATTCCGTTTGCACCCTTCATTTTAATACCAGACATCATTGAGTTCCATTTTCTACTAATTTTTAATTGAGTAGACTTCATAGAAATCAAAGCTGT